AGATTATATAGTATTATTTATGTCAATAAACAACTTTCAATCAAAACTCAACAATAAATAGTTGTATCTTAGTAGTAATCAATCAATGTCAAATAAAATAGAACATACTTCCGCTGGCGGAATCCGCTTTGAACCAAATAAAAAATTAGGTTATTACATTGTTAATAATGAAATTTATTACAATAAAAATCAGGCCATGCTAGCTGGATCTAAATATCCAATTGATGTTGGCGGGTTAAACAATGATCCGGTACGTTGGATGTTCAATGAAGATACTTTTTTAAAGTTTCCCTGGCACATAGAACCTCAAGTTCCCCTCAACGAACTATACCGTATTCGTGCTCAACAGCTTAGAGACCAGTACGATTACATACGCTTAGAACTCAGTGGTGGAGCTGATAGCACGACCGTAGCCTATGCATTTTTATTAAATGGTATACACTTAGACGAAGTTGTGTTTCGTTATCCTAAGTCCGGTTCTAAGAATTTTTCAGGTGATCCGTGGGATACCGAAAGTCGAAATCATCTAAGCGAATGGGAATTTGCGGCCCGACCCTTGTTAGAATGGATTGCCACTAATTATCCTAAAGTTAAAATAACTGTACACGATTTTGTTGACGAGATTGTTAAAGAACAGGCCAACGACGAAAACTGGATTTATAAAACACGGCATTACATACATCCTGGTCATGTACACAAACACACTATAGATAAAACCTTAGCAGATACTGGTAAACGTATTGGTGTAGTCTACGGTATTGATAAGCCTAAGATCTGTGTCAAAGATGGTAAGTTTTTTATATACTTTGTAGATACACAGGCCAGTAACAATCATCCCGAAGTGGGTGATTATACTAATATTACCAACGAATTTTTCTACTGGTCTCCTGATGCTTGCGAACTGTTGGCCAAACAGGCACATGTGATTAAGACCTGGTTTAGTATGCCAGCACATCATAATATGAGTCATGTTTTGCAATGGCCCAATCAAGATTACAGCACGCGGACCTTTCGAGAACAAATACTTAAACCTATCATTTATCCTGATTACGATTTTAGTACATTCCAAACTGCTAAAAGTACTACATCACTCTACGCAGAAATGGATAGTTGGTTTTTTACTAATTTTCGAGATACCGATTTATATGCAACCTGGACAGCAGGCATAGATTATTTAGAAAAAAATCTCAATGAAAGATATTTTAAGTCTTTTCAAAATACAATTATGGATATTAAACAGTACCAATCGCCATTTTATTACATTGGTGATAGTACTATTAAAAATTCTAAACCGTTTCAGCCCACAAAACAACAGATACAGCAATCTCGGCACATACATTATATACGTGGTCGTTTAGAAATATATTAATTTGGCGGAAGCGGTGAGATTCGAACTCACGGACCTTTTACAGTCGACAGTTTTCAAGACTGTTGCAATCAACCGGGCTCTGCCACGCTTCCATTGTTTGGTACCCCAGACGGGACTCGAACCCGCACAGTACTGTCTCTTGAACAGTTGCGTCTACCTAGTATTTTGCGCCACTGGGGTGTTGGTGGTAATAGTTAGATTCGAACTAACGACCTGCGCCGTATGAAGGCGATGCACTACCGCTGTGCTATATTACCATATTGAAACACACTTAATAAATGTACTTTAATATGGTAGGACCGGTCAGACTTGAACTGACAACCTCGAAGTTAAAAGCCTCTTGCTCTGCCTTTGAGCTACGATCCCTCTGTTTCGTTAGCTTACGTAGAGCTTTATTGCTCTTGCGGTGCGAGCCCGCCTTCCGTTTACTAGCTAGTACAGCATAAATGTTTCTTTGTTTCATTTTACTTCTCCTTTTTAAATTGGTCCGGCGTAGAGGAATCGAACCTCTATTGAGAGATTAGAAGTCTCCAGTATTATCCATTATACTAACGCCAGGTGGGGTAACTGATGGGATTCGAACCCACGACAACTGGAATCACAATCCAGGATTCTACCGCTGAACTACAGTTACCATTGTTTGGTGCCTCCTCCTGGTTTCGCGCCAGGCTATCCAGCTCTTCAGACTGGCGCTTTCACTAGATTAGCTTAAGAGGCATTGGTAGAGGTACAAGGACTCGAACCTTGAATGACGGAATCAAAATCCGTAGTGTTGCCATTACACCATACCTCAATTGTAGAATTTTAATTCCTCTGCCATTTAATTCTATTCCAGATTCTTTCATGTACTATGTTTAAGCTAGTATTTACAACCAGCTGTATCGTAGCAAAACTTCCCGATGTAGTTAAGTTACCAGTAAAATAATAAGTAATTCCTGTGGCAGTGGCAAACATAATTATTCGCCATACTATAGTTTTAACTATTGTTCTTGCGTGACTTTCGTGTAAGTCACTAATACCCCAGTTGACTCTAAGCCATGCTCTTTCATGTAGGGCATATAAAATAGTATTAATAATCAATTGACTCAATGCTATCGAACCAGATATAACAAAATTTTTAGTCAGCAAGTATGCAGTTATAACACCGACAAGTGTTGTATAAGTGCGCCAAGTTATTGTTTTGACTAACGTACGGGTTGGGTATTCAATCATACTGATTCTTTCTTTAAGTTATTATGGTCGGAGTGGCAAGATTTGAACTCGCGACATCTGCGTCCCAAACGCAGCGGTCTACCGGGCTGACCTACACTCCGATGTATGGTGGAGGATGAGAGAATCGAACTCTCAATCTCGGCTTGCAAAGCCGATGTTATCCCATTTAACTAATCCCCCAATTTGGTACAAGGTAAAGGGATCGAACCTTTGACCTACGGCTTGTAAGGCCGCCGCTCTACCAGCTGAGCTAACCTTGCATAATTCATTTGGCCGGCCCTGACGGATTCGAACCGCCAACCGCTAGTTTCGAAGACTAGAACTCTAATCCATTGAGCTAAGGGCCGATTTGGAGCAACGGGTAGGATTTGAACCTACGGCTTTCAGGATTTGCAGTCCCGTGCATTGGGCCACTCTGCCACCGTTGCATTGTTTGGTGCCTCGACCAAGACTCGAACTTGGGACCCCCGCGTTATCAACACGGTGCTCTAACCAACTGAGCTATCGAGGCTGATTGGTGCCGGTTGATTGGCTCAAGCCGGCAAAGCCTGTTACATTGCAGGACCGTTGCCGTTCCTGAATCCCACTACACCACCTTCGGCCTGTCTGACGCTGTTCTATCCTGCCAGAAGAAGTCTCCAAAGTGGTTGAGTTTGGATGACGCTGTTAGATGGTGATTATTTTGAACTGAGTTGCTCGATGCGAGCGATTGATTCGGGTGTTGCTTCTTCATCGAGTCCTTCTTGCCGCTGGGTATCAAATGCTATTTTCCAGGTTTTAGGATCAGGATTGGTAGCACTCATGTTTCCTTGATGATTACGATTGTATTCAGCCATTGCTTGTTCGGCATTCATATCAGTCAACACTCTTGCGTAGAACCAGGCCTGATGCCAAGTAAACGGATCAATCCATTTGTTTTCACTTTTTGCTTGTGCTAACGCTGGTTCTAACCGAGGGTCGTGCGGCAATGTTCTGTCTTTCTTAAAGCGGTCAAAGATACCCTCGTGGATCTTGCCATCTACTAAGTCAATGTATTCTCTAAGTGTTTTCATAATAATATTTAGTTTAACATAAGATATTCTATTTGTCAAGTCCTAAAAAGTGCGTGTGTCCGTGGATAGATGATAAATAAAAGTGTAGTTCGCGGTGGTGGAACACCCAACTACTCTAACGCAACAAAGGAGCGATCAGCAATGATATTTACTACTATTCCGTTTACCTACCTAATAAGATGGTCTAAACACGACATTAACTATTATGGTGTCCGTTATGCCCGCGGCTGTAAACCCGAAGACTTATGGACTCGATACTTTACTTCTTCCGACCGTATCCAAGAATGCCGCGAACTTTACGGCGAGCCCGATATTATCGAAGTCCGTAAAACATTTAAGCATCACGATATTGCCCGTGCCTGGGAACATAGGGTTCTAACACGAATCAACGCTGTCCAAAAACCTAACTGGTTAAACGAACACGCTGGCGGCAAAAAAGGATTCCGCATCAAATACGGAGCCGAACATCAAAACTATGGTAAGCGTTGGACATTTACCGAAGAGCAACGCCAACACCAAGTAGATACTCATAAAAATCTACGCTGGTGGAACAACGGCACGGAACAAGCATTTAGCGAAGTTCCTCCCGGCCCAGATTACAAACGAGGACGACTGCCATTTAATAACCGCGGAGCCAAAATAGGAGCCAAGGTCAATAGTCAAAAATACTGGATTACCGACGGCACTAACGAAGAGATGATCTTTAAGACCGACCTTATCCCTGCTGGATATGCTCCAGGAAGAATAGAGTCAGTATTAAAAGGTAAAACAAATCACGCTCGCGGAACGCACTGGTGGACCGACGGAACTACAACTAAAATGTCCGAAGATTGCCCTGGCCCAGAATGGCGTCGCGGCCGAACTACATGGCCGGCCCATTCCCATTCCTAAACCCAATCGTTCCTCCCTCATCTTTAATCCTCTTTAATACATCTTCGAAGAGGATCGGAGCGAAGTCTGGTGTCTGCTCTACGCATACGCAATGATAGCGAACATCGATTACATCTGTGCGTCCGCTTGTTGCTAATGGTCGCATAACACGATTAGCATGGAGGTGGCCATGGACATTCGTGCCAAATCTTCCAAGACTTTCTGGATGGACTGGAATGTGCGACAGGATAAGTCCATTCATGACATGATATCCTCGTAAACTTCTAAAGTAAGGCGTATAGTCCTCATCTTTAAAGATATCGTGATTACCGCGGATAAGAACTTTGTCACCGTTAAGTCTATTCAAGATAGGTAGTGCCCTGCGATTGATAACCACATCACCTAGGTGATAAACTTTATCATTTGGTCGAACTCGTTCGTTCCATGCTCGAACCATGGCTTCATCCATCTCTGCGGCATCATCCCAGGGACGAAGCGGTGTAACACCATCGTTGCGAGTGAAGCGACATACACCTGCGTGTCCAAAATGCGTGTCTGATACTAAAAATACTGCTGGCATACTCGCCTCCTTTCTTATTTAAAATTACGCCAATCGTCAATGTTGGGCTTTTCATTTTCATCATAAGTCCAACCCAACGCCTTCATCATACGGTGCTTTACTAAAAGATTAGGGCTACGAAAACGTTCTGTATCATCAAAGCCCATCATAACTCCAACTTCACAAACTGCACCGCTACGACAAATACCTGCAAAACAATGTACAACTACGTTCATACGATTGTCTAACGCATGTTGTAATAGAGCCACAAGTCGTGCCGCATCTTCATGACTACACTTCATTGCTTCATCTAAAACTTCGTCCTTTTCTTCTACATCTAAAAATTCAAAGTTATGTATTTCTTTGAATTTGTGTACAGGAGTAGGACGCCAACTTGCTGGATCAACAATACTGATCAGCATACTATTCTCGCCAGCATCATGATGAAACTTTGTTGAAACATCACTAGCCGCTACATTTTCAATCCACGGCATAATGCCTCCTTTTTTTGTTTTGGCTCCCCGAGCTGGGCTCGAACCAGCGACACCGTGATTAACAGTCACGTGCTCTACCAACTGAGCTATCAGGGAATTGTATTGGCGCTCTGTACGAGATTCGAACTCGTGTACCCGCCGTGAAAGGGCGGTGTCCTAGGCCTCTAGACGAACAGAGCAAATTGGCGGTCCCAACCGGAATCGAACCGGTCTCTCCTCAGTGACAGTGAGGAATACTAACCGATATACTATAGGACCAATTTACTACCTTTAGGCATACGACCAGTGCGTATAGCATTACCCAACTTTGCCGCGGCCTTTAATCTTTTTCTACCTTCCTCACTAACATTTTTTACACCCCAAGTATCTGTTTGGGAATGACAGTTAGGACAAAGATATCTTAAATTCTCAACTACATTGTTAGTATTGTTGCCATCAATGTGATCAATCTGCAAACTTAAAGGTTTTCCTTTATGAGTTCCGTTATTATCACATTCAACACACTTATATTCTGTATTTTTCTTAAAATACGTATAAGCATTTGCTCTTGTATATACACCACTCTCTATTTTTTCATTTAGAGAATGTTTTTTTTGGCAAGCAATACTACAATATTTTCCAGATTTTTGTGATGGCATCCATCTAAAATCATTTTTACAGCATAAACAGGTTGCAATAGGCATAGGTTAGTTCTCCTTATATCTATTTATCATTCTAACCTGTTATTTATAATTTATGGGAACCTGTTGCCTAGGGCGTTTTTAGTGCCTAGGTCCGCGGTTGCCTTCCGGACTTGATTCCCACTTACTTCTCAGCAGATCGAGAATGCTCGACGCGGCTAGTGCTTACACACTATTCAATACAGTCGCCACTGTAACCGAGTTTGGTGGACGCTCTTGGAGTTGAACCAAGACGGCTTGACTAAGTAGTCAATTATGAAGCCTTAACAGGTCTTACCGTAAGCCAATTTTAACAACGCCCGTAAACAAAATGGTAATAACTTACCATACAACTAAACACTCGGAGGTATCGGAGAGCAAATACATTGACCTCTCAGCAACTCAACGGAATTTTAATTTGCTCTTACCGTTTGTTGTTGGAATGTTTATGTGTATGGTGTCTTATCGTCTTTTTCATGCCCGCTATCGTCAATAGCACACGCATTTCATATATTGTCAGACTCAAGCGATTCTGTTTGGGGTACATGTTGACTAGACATAACCTCCCTCCCGATCTACTCTCAAACCATATTGAAACACACTACCTACGCACCATACGGCGTAGCCCACCCGTGGAACCTTTGATCAACTCCGGCCTAAGTATGCTTCAATATAGTAACCCCTCCCGGGGTGCTAATATTCTACTTAAATTGTTAATGAACTTTAACTACTAAAACAATAGTATAGCATTTTGGCAATTAAAGGACAACCATAATAAACATGGAGCGGGATAAGGGAATCGAACCCTCGTTCTCAGCTTGGAAGGCTGGAGTAATACCATTATACGAATCCCGCATTGTTTGGCGACCCTCCAGGGAATCGAACCCCGATCTGCGGTTTTGGAGACCGATGTAATGCCATTATACCAGAGAGTCATACGTGGAGCGGGAAAGGAGGTTCGAACTCCCGACCTATACCTTGGCAAGGTATCGCTCTACCAGCTGAGCTATTCCCGCTTTGAAACTTGGTGGAGCATCCTGGGATCGAACCAGGCATGTCAAAGACGGCGGATTTACAGTCCACTGCATCACCGTTGATGCTTCTGCTCCTGTGTATTGTAAAGTATACTAGTATATATGCCCCGTGTCAAGTGGGGTGGTAACCCGAATGGACGTTTACCCGCTCGTCATCTAGTATACTTTAGAATACCCTCTCTTTCGAAAGGATATGCTAGGGCTATACCCCAGCCTGTAATTTTTTACACCACACAAGGTGCTCCATCCCACAGTCCGCCCATTTAGCTGTTTATAGTGTAGCAAGGATCTCGTTCCCTATACCACTTTACTGCCGATCAAAGATAGTCTGGCCAAAAAACGTACCAGTCATCTTCATAACCTCAATCCACTTATCAGCGTGAGGAGTATTTCGACCCCCTTGCAGACTCCTGTAACTTCGCGGCTTCTGCTAATGCTTTGACTTGAGCTTCTGCTCTTGCTACCTTTGCTTCCATTAGTGCAACTTTTTCTTCGTGTGAGAGGACAAAGTGTGATACGTTTCGTTTTTCGTTCTTATGTTCCATTTTCCTTCTCCTAAAAATAAAAAACCCCGGAGTGTTTAATTCCAGGGCTTTAATTAAAATATGGTGTAAAAATATATACTCTAATTAAAACCCTCAACGTAATCGCGTTCGCTATTAATCATTGGGCATACTGCTGACCAATAGGCTAACCCGCCTAATGTTGGCTGTAATTTTGCGGAATGATTAAAAGTGTTCGTTCTCATAATTTAAGTATTATAGTTTATTTATCTTTTTATGTCAACCAATATAGATATCTTTTTTGTTAAATTTGCCCAAACAGTAGAGTCTAGTGTTTAAAGGGCTTAGCCCTACCATTACCCCATGTTTGTAGTCTAACAAGCTTCGATCAACCGACGTTAAACTTTGTTTAATATGCCAGCGCCAGCCGTCGAAGAATCTTCTATTGTAGCGTACAACCCAGAAGTCAACTTCTTGCATGATCGAACCCGAAAACTTATCTGTTTGAAAAGTGTGTATGTTATACTCCGGGTAACAAACTCGAATATATGTATCACGAGGAACGCTATGACCCCTAGTTATTTCTTGAGTTATCAAAGCCATTTCATCTGCGTTGGCTGTTGTTTCGTAGTAGTGCTTTAGTTCGTGTGCTTGGGCTATAGCAAGCTCGGGCATCTGTGGAGACCAAAAGAAAGCTTCGCTAATACGTTCTGGATCAGGATCTGCAGGTCCAATTCTATCAACAAAGTACGAATAAAAATTACCGTCTTTGATGTGGCACATAGTTTTTTCAAAACCATAGATGACGCCTACAGATTTTCCTTGCCTTACTGCTTCACACTCCCATTCACTTTTTCTACTGTATCTAAAAAAGGATCCCATGCTTAGATAGTGTCCGCCCTTTTTTAACTTTTCTTCGTTAAAATCATGTTCGTATTCTTCAGAATAATCATCAATACAAATACGTGTATTGGGAAATCTTTTGGCAACGTCTTCTAAGACCGGTAGTACTGCATAGTCGTACTCACTGCTGTGATTTATATTGCTAAAATCAGTTGGGTTAGCCGGAGTATATTTTTTCTGTGCTAAAGGCCAACGTGTGTATACTTCATCTACATGAATGCCATTTGATAAAAAACTATAAAGAGTAGTCCAGGAATCACTGCCGCCACTAAAGTTTATCACAATATAATCGTAGGTGTCTCGAAGTTGCTGTGCTCTTAATTTATATAATTCTTGCAAAGTTCCTGCGGGACGTTTAGTCCAATTACAGGTAGAAAATACTTCATCATAAAAATTAAAAACTACGGGATTACCAGTCTTAGATGCAAATTGAAGTGCTTCAAGTTTGTTGGTATAGACTGTGCCACCTACCTCGTAATGACCATAGTTATTATTGTTTTGGATTATCATGAGAAGAGTTTCTAAATTTGGTGCCCCAAGCGAGACTCGAACTCGCACACCTTACGATACTGGCTTCTAAGACCAGCGTGTCTACCAATTCCACCATCGGGGCAATACTTTACTTATACTACAAATTTGGTGGGCCGGGAGGGACTTGAACCCACAATGAGCTTTCGCTGGTCGATTATGAGTCGACTGCCTGCAACCAATACGGCGTCCGGCCCAACTAAGCAACTATTATATACTATTTGCGATTAAAGGTCAACGACGTTGACGTACCGGCTCTTTTGTCGAAGATCTGCGTGCTCTTGGTGCAGTTGCGTTGGCTTTTGCAGGTTGATCACCAGTTTGATTTAGGCCTCCGCGAAGAAGATTACCATTTTTATCAACTAGTACAACATCCTTGGTACCACGTGTACCAAGGGCACGTTTTAGTGTCAGTGCCTGTGGACGTAAGCCACGATATCCAATAGCTTTACCAGGACGGCTTGCACTATTACCAATGCGCCAAACCATTAAATGGCTTTCTGGAATATCAGCTTTGGTTTTGATAACTGTGTGGCATTCAACAGTAATATTCTTACCTTCTTGCTTAAAGTGGTGTGGTTTAAAATCTTGAATAACAATACCACCTTCAGGATTAATGTCTGTACCAAAGATAGCTCGCATAGATTCTTCTTCAGTTGGTTCTACTACAATCTCTTTGTTGAGTCTGTAGTATTCACGTCCAAGATCATCTGTCAACTTGTCTAATTTTATAGCACCTTGAGATAATAGATCGTCAATAATCTTTCTAGCTTTAGCTCCAAAGGAACCTTCAGCACTTTCCCAACTGGCGGCACTTAATTCTTTGATGCTGATTGGTAAATTTTTTGTTTTACTGCGTAGTACAACGTCAGCTTTTTTAATACCGCCGGTAGCATGTCTTCCAGGAGTTCCTCCAGTTGACTCGACTTCTACAGCATCATGAATAGTAATGCTTTTGCCGCGAGTATCAACAAAGGTTACATTTATTGAGCCGTATTTTTCAATCATACTGGCCATCATTGCGTCCAAGACAAATTCATTTTCTTTACCAGCAGATTTATCTGCTTGCTGACCCACGTCTTTGACAGAAATATTAACAGGACTGTTGTCAAAAATAATGACGCCAGCAGAGCTAATATTTGGAATATTTGCGATACGTGGGTTAGCTTTTGGTGCAACTTTTTTTAGGATCTGTAGAATATTTGCCAAGATACTTTGACGATACTTGTTTTTTAATTGACCATCGGGTATTTGAACTAGTGGCTGTAGTTTGTTACCATTTACTTTTACGTTATCGTAGCCGGCCTTTTTTAATAACTCAAGAACGCCTGTACGATCAATTAGGGGTTGGACAGATGGTTTTGCTGGTGCTTTGACAGCTTCGTCAAGGATATTAATTAATTCGCGCATTTTCATAATACAGTATTTAGTCTGTAATTTGATAAAAGTCTTTGTCCAGCCAAGCAACTACTGTATCTTCTAAACGTGCATATCCATACTTAGTTACGCTACTAACAATACTATCATTGACTAAATTGCGGTCAATTATGTCGTGCCAACTAGCGTGTTCGGGCAAGGGCTCATGTTCTGTAGCGTATACCGCTGCTTGTAGCCAAGGAGTCCCTGGTTCACGATAAAAATACGCATCTCTACAGTCAAATCCGCTGATGGCCAACATATAGATAAGATTCAAAAGGTTATAACTGTAGTATTGGTGACTATGATTACTAATGATCATTTGACTGCGTCTATGGTCCCAATAAGTAGTCTGTGGTATAGTTAGCACTAACATACCGTTGACCGTCATAGTTGATTTCCATGTGGCCAGACATTTTAAAGGATTTCGAGCATATTGAAATGAATCATGTGCCCATAATAGATCAACTTGTCTAGGGATAACTCGTTCCTCAAAATTTCCCTCAATTGGGTGTACATTAGGTAGTGCTAGTATGCTTGGATCAATCTGTTGAATATTTTGATCAACTGCATAAACAATGTAATTGTGGAATTCCGGAGGATCATCTCTAGTTTGTAGTGTAGCCCACCATTTAGCGTCAAATCCGGCACCGCAACCCATGTCTGCTACTACAGTTAAACTATCTAAATAATCATCATACTTGTAGATTAGATCTAAAGTTTTTCGACTGTGCTCGTGACTTTCGTCGGGATTTTTAAACAGGCCCATTGGTCAATATTTCCATTACTAATTTTTCTTTTAATCGTTGTAGTCGAGGTGCTAGTTGATGGCAGGCTTCTGCTATTTCATTTTCATCACCCCAACCAAGTTGGGTAGATAAATGGTAAGCAAATTTGGCTACCGCATCTTTTTCTAATTGTATATTTACCGCATCGTGTTTGGGCTTTGCTCGACAGCAAAGATCAAATTCTGCTAGTAAATTGTTGGCATGTGTTTTCCAGTCGGTCATTTACAGTTTTTTTGATGAGTATCTAATACATACTTAGCTGTTGCTTCACTGGTACAGTTTTTAACAAAATGATCAAATACACTAGCCTGCAATTCTTCATATACTGCTAGTCCAGCATCAGCGAACCAATCAACACCGTACTCAGCAATCAATCCATTGACCGCTAATAATTCTTCTTTGGGTAAGGTTGTGCAAATAAGTGGAGGGCATTGCTCAATACCGTGAAAGATTGGTACAGAACCCGAAGCCATGATTTCGTAGTGACGTTGGCAATCCCACCCACCCTTCATTTGTGTTTCCCCAAAGTAACTGCGAGCATAGTCCTTAAAGTAGTCAACTTCGTTGTCAAACTTATAGTGTGCAACACCATTAGCATCTTTAAATACAGGTCGAGATCCTGATATAACAGTATCTTTCACAATACCGGTACGATCAATAATTTTTTGTTTGGGGAAACTAAAACTGATGGGATGAATCTTAGGATCATCAAAATAAAGTTCACGTTTAAAATATGTGCCAGCATCAACTAAGTGTCGGTGATCACGGTAGTGTGTTAGGTCACCTTGATCTTTGCCGTCAATGATGATTATTTTATTTTTAGGGTAAGTTTCTAGGATCAAATCTTCATAGATGCTTTTAAAGTCTGCACGAGTCAGTACAATTAAATCAAAATACTGACTACGTATTTTACCTTCAATATCTGTACGATCTACTGTGTCTCGTTCGATAGTGTTAGATAAGCTAAATCCTCTACCGTGTAGATTGATACGGTTTTCTCCATTGGGTCCTGATTCACTATCACCGTAGATATACCAAAGTTTTGGGGCATCAACAACCTCACAACCTAAATCAGTAAAACCATGCACTAATAAATCGCTTAGATGATCTGTTCCGTCTTCATTGCTTCGTGTACATAAAATTTTCATGCTATTGTAATGTCTTCCATTCCTGCTGTGCGTAGTCGAACCACATGCCCCAACATAAAGTTCTTTGATTCGATTCCTTTCATGAGCCCCAACCATTTATTACGAAGTAGTGCCACTTCATTAATGATTGTTTCCATGTCAATTACTTCATCTTCTGCTTCAGCATACTTTTCAGCATCACGACTTGTTAGCGCACGATTGTATGCTTCTAGATATTTTTTATAATGCCGTTGACGTATCTTACGCAGTTGAATATTTAGAAATTCTAATACCGCTTCAATTTCTTGTAGCTGATTAAATCTCTGCTCTGTTTCACCGGGCAAGTTACTGAGTTCACGTTCAACCTTACCGTGGATTTTAACATTGGCACGTGCAGAGATAAGTTCCTGCTCATAGTAATCTATAAAAGCAGGAATTTCTCCTAGGTCTCTAACTATTTTATTATAGAACACAGTTTACCACTCTGAATCCTCGTCCTCGTCTTCAGCTTCGTCATCTGCTGTGTACTCTTTAAGAGCACGTTTAAGGGTAGCATCAGTAGTGCCAAACTCTTTAAGTTCTTGGTCGCCTAACATATCAACCATAACACTCATTAGGTTATCTGCACACTCTTGACGATCCTTGCTAGGAACGTACTGTTTCATAATGGTATATAGTTCGCTTAGAACTTCTACATCGATTGTCATTCTGTAACTTCCTCTTCTGGTTCTGCTACAGGTGTAGCAGTTCTATGTGGGTTCGCAGCAAAGTCAACCATAACTTTATCTAATGTGCCGTCTTCGTTGCGTTCCCATGCCTTACGGAACTGTTTAATAATAGTACCATCAGCTAGAGTGTATTTAAGACTATTACCGTCTTTGGTTAATAAACCTTTGCCTTCCATTAGATCTACTAATCCAGAGTAAGGATTCATCCCTTGTTCATACGGAATCTTAACCTGTACTGATTCAAATGGTTTAGCATAACGAGTCTTCATAATCTTACATGCAGCACGAATACCTTTAACTTCTGAAATCTTATTACCATCTTCGTCTTCTTTTAACTTTAACTTACGCATAGCAACTACAATAGAGCTAGCATAGATGAAGCCTTGGCCGCCTGAGATTTTATCATCTGGATCAAACATGTCTTGGCTAGCGTAGGTATGATTTGTACATACTAGTCCAATGTTTAGGTCGCCAAACATGTTTACACAGTTACGAACTAGTGCTGTCAGTGCTTTGGGCTTACGACCCATATCACCTTTGAGGTCACCTGCTTCAAACTGATTAACGTCTGTTGGGGTCAACATCATACCTAGGGAGTCGAGTACAAATAAGACCTTAGGACGTTGATCTTCTGGTAGTGTTTTATATTCTTTAACAAAGTCATTGATCAATTTTGCTACATCATCAATCATAGCTACGTTAAGTTTAAGCAACTTGTCTTCACTAGTATCTACACCTAGTGCGTGCAACCATGCTTCATCGAGTGCGTTTTCTGTATCAACTAGAATAACATAAATGCCTTGCTCTTGTGCATTCTTAACAATATTACCCGAACAGATAAACGATTTACCTGCACCAGATTCGCCAGCAAACACAGTAACTTTACCCATCGGGATTCCTTTATGGAAGTCACCAGAGATAAGATAGTTTAGTGCATAGTTGTTAGTTGAGATCCATGTGTCAGGATCACGAAATCCTACAGAGATACCGTCAATGCTTTTAGTAATGCTCTTGCGAAATTTTGATACGTCGAATGGTTTATTTGCCATGATAGTTTTCCTTGATATTATATAACTCTTTAAAAATTTTACTGCTGTCTAAATTGCGTCGTTGGTCTAACTCGTTTAACTGTGTCATTGACCTTAGAAAATTCTTTTCAATTGGTTGTTTGATATAGTTTAACATATTTTTATAGCTTTCTTCAAGCAAAAATCCTGGTTTTTTTGCAATACGATTATTCAATTTTTCTTCTAGTGAGTATAACACACTTTCTGGTAAATGTCTAATGTTTAGGTAGTCTGGCATTGCTAATGCTCCAATAATAAAACTGTTGTTATGGAATCCTATACCAGTTAAATAGTCCACACAGTCAAAAATGGAATTAAAATTTAGTATAAACCAAAGCATGTTGAATGATATTTTATGATTTAGTTTTCGAATTGTATTTAAATTATCCAGGAAGTCTGTCCATTTTCCGCCATATCTAATGTATTCAAATTCATCTCCAGTGGTTTCTGCACTAATGGTCCAATGAACATTTTTAAACTCGCAAATTTTATCAAATACTCGAGTATCGACCTTGCTTAAATTTGTGTTAATTCTTAGATTTACATTGGGGTTTACAGTTTTTAAAATATCCAATAGTTCTAAATTTTCTTTCATTAGCAAGGGCTCGCCACCAGCAAGATACACGTGTTTTAGTGTGTTAGCTTGACTAGTAATATACCACTTGAGACTATCAATTTGTTCTTTAGTGGGTGTTGCTAAATGCATCTGTAGTTCATCGGCCCATCGACTGCTAAAATCTGGTCCACAATAGACACAGGCAAAATTACACAGATTGGTCCAACGTATATCAATTGCTTGTAGGCCTGGACGTCCTACACTAGAGTATATTGATGGGTCGTTTTCTTTGAGTTCACGTATGTAAAAAACGCGATCACTAATACCATCAAATCCGCGTCGATCTTTTTCTAAATCGTAACAGCCAGTACAGGATTTGACTGGCTGACGTTGCTGTATAGCAATCTGTCTATTTCTATTTTCTACTCCGCCCAATATTTCTTGTATGTTGTTGTTTTGTAGATTACCGATTGGCATAGCATCATTGCTACGTATACAATTTTTTACTGATCCATCAAAGTTGTACATCATTCCAGTCCATGGCATGGGACAAAAATACGGATTAGTTAAAATATCTTTAGGTGTCATTGGTGTTTTGGTCCAAGGGATATGTCTGGTATCACCAAATTGTTAGTTGCGGCCATGTTGAATATGTTAACCAGTGTATTGGCCCAGACTGTTACGTCAGCGGCCGGAGGTACCGTTTTATCCGGACTTGTTGCTATATTACCCGGACGTACTACAGTAAGTTTGACACCAATATATTTTGCACGAATTTGTCGAACTGCTTCTTCGAGTGCTACTTTTTGTACACGATATTCGTCCATATCTAAACCAGGCAAGGGTGATGAGGGAGCCTGTGTCATCATAGTACTGATAATCATGATATGTTTGTTTGTTCCAGACCATCGGCGAGCCATTTCAAACAGCAATTCTGTCTGAGCAAAGCCTGCTTGGGCATTGTTAACAAAACGATCGCAAGGTTCTATCAGTGATGCAATTTTTGGTATGCTACGAATGTTATAGCCATCTCGTTTACTCAAACCGACAATTTCGTGTCCAAGATTTTCATATTCTCTAGCAAGTGCTTGACCAATACCGGCCGTATGTCCTGTTATAGCTATTTTCATTTTAATAGATCCAGGGGTTCATTGTGAAAGGTAAAACTGGCAACGATACGTGGCAACGCAATGTCATTGACTTGCACAACACTATGGGGAATTTGAGAGTTTAGTACAATTGGTTTTTCCATACCAACCACTTCCCCAATCATTACATCATTTTCGTACCATCTATTTGCCCAGCCTGCGGTATTTATAACTGGTATGTTGACTTTTGCTATTACAGGCAATTCGTCAATGTGCAAGGGAAGGCTTTTATTGTCAATAACTACTGTTACAGCTGCGTGCCGAGGAATTAGTTTTAGTTGTTTAAACCATGTTAATAGTTCTGGTGCTTGTTCTAATAATAAATTTTTATCAACAAAATGCCATCCAGGAATCAGTGTATCTAAAATATCAGTTTTTTCTTTTAGAAAATTGTGTATTTCCTGCGAAATTACACTTAAACTTTCACAATCTAATTCAATAAATGGTTTCATATGCTTCTTAATTGTTTTTGTTGTTGTATATATGCATCAACAGCGACGGTGTCTTTATTATTGATATTCAATACCGCCGGTTCACTGAGATATGCAAAGCTGTGCTCAATTCCATGTTCTTGAGCAAATGCCTGTATGTTAGATAAGTCGTTGACATTAAGTATGCTGACTGTGGTCCATAAGTTTAACTTAACTGGCATAATTTTATATTGCATTAAATTTTTATAAAAGGTATCCCAAGTAATAGGCCAACGCATAAACTCATGTACTGGGCCAATACCATCGCAACTTACGGTGACTGTAACTTCAATCCCTCGTTCAGCTATATTGACTAATTCTTCCAATACCACGTTACAATTAGTATTAAGTCTAAGTGTTTTAAGGTTGGGCGGTAAATTGGCCAACAACTGTTTGTAGTTTTTACTGTAGCTGGGTTCGCCACCATTGATATCTAAATGTAGTATTCGTTCTTGGGGCAAGTCCCAAAAACGATTGGTATTGTTTACAATAGGAAACGTCCGACTGTGTAGTGCACCAATTCTCGTGCTACATTCAGGACTACATGTCATACAAGCAGCATTACATACATTATCTAATACCCCGCCCACCTGAAGATAATTCCCTGTCTCAGCTCGATCCAATTTCAATGCGTATGTTCTTATACTGTCTCGCGAGTCTGCTTCGGCTTCTTCACAACGACGGCATTCGCTTGGCCAAAGGTCTTGAGCAAATTGTTCTTTAATTTTACGCAACCACACACTGGAATCCATTTGCTCCAGAGTATCAAACTGTGCTGGATTGACCATGTGGCCACAGCGACTTACAGTTCCATTTGAATTAAATCGAACAAAGTGATCTAGTCTAGGACAGCGCATAGTTCTTGACTCCTTTCAATCACTTCTTTATACAGTTCGGGATAGGTATTTTTGATATATGCTAATATCATTTTAAATGTTACAGTCTGACCCATGAACTCGTAGTATAAGACTTTATCTAACCGTAGATAAAAATGCAATTTACTGTTGTCTTTAAAATAGTCCACAAGTGTTTGGTCACGTGTCAAACTATTCCAAATTTCACCTAGGTCATTATCAAGTTCTGTCATTGGTTTGAATGTCATCCATATATTACTATTAAAGCGTTGTAGATTTACCAACCAGTGGAATTGTAATGCAAAATGTCTGTTTAAAAATAAGTATTCGTCAATCATCGACAATGCTGTTGCACGATCAAGATGTGGGTTATATCGTAAGTACGTTTGTACTCCACTAACATAACGTTCAAATGGTTCACGAACAAATACTTCTACAGTTTTTAAATGTTTAATGACTTCTGAGCCCGTTACAGAACGAGATTTTTCAAACAAGCCACTGCTACCATTTTTATAGATAGGATAGACAAAACGTCCCGGTTCGAGTTCAACTACCAGAATTTCATCAGGGAAAAGGATCGGATCTAGATAAGATAGCATAAACAGGTAGTGGGGGATCGTCTTCCCCCACTATTTTAGACACAAGCTATTTTAATTACTGCTTTTGACGATTGCGAATCATTGCCAAAATGTCTTGAGCATTTTGTTTAACTGGTTCAGCTGTCACTGGAGCAGTTGGTGCTGGTACTTCGTCTGGTTCGTCATCTGCAACAAATGGACTAGCTGTTGCTGGAGCACTTGCTACTGGGGCTGGTGCATCAGCGGCATCTGCTTTAGGGGCAGCATTGGGAGTGTCCAAACCATATGGTTTGTAGTAGGCACCCCATTTGTCAGCATCGTATGGTTGACCATCAACACTAGCTTCAAACATTTCTTTGATTACTTTAAGATCTGTTTCGCTAGGTTTCTTTGGAAGGAAATCGCTTAAATTAAACAGGCCATGCTCATCAATTGCAGCTTGTTCTTCTGCTGTTAGTGCAGATTCTTTACGAGCCCACTTTGATGTTGAATAGTCAGCGTAACCACCCTTGCTTGTTTTAATGATTTGGAAATCCAAGCCACGTTGGAAATCTGTTGGTAATTCTTCCATTTCTGGATCCATTAGTGCCGCTTTGATAATATTAAAAATCTGTGGGCTAATAGTAAAGCGACGGATTGGATTTGCTGGAGCCTTGTCGTCACTTAATGCATTTTCACGCACAAAGCCTTGGAATACATATGACTTCTTCTTCCAATACTTACGACCCATTTCCTCTAGACTTGGATCCTTAAACCATGGACGAACTTCTGCTAATACTGGGCACGCTTCGCCATACATTTCCATACATGGAACTTGTACTACTACTGGTTTTGAATCTGATTGTCCTTTAACTCCAGCAAATGGCAATTTGATCATTGCACGCTCAGCCCAAAAGAATGAGTTCTTAGTGTTTGCGTCTGGGAGGAATCTTACTCTTGCTGTGGAACCTTCTGCGATGTTCCAGTGTGGATAGATAGCGTTGTCGCCACCTGATTGTTTGTTGTTACCGCCTTTGTTGCCTTCTGATGCTTGTAACTTTGCACGAATTTCTGCTAATGTTGTTGCCATGATTAATTTCCTTTATAAGATGGTCTTAATGTACTACTTGCCTAGATATACTCTAGCACCCTGCTAGTGTATAACAAATGTATTTAGCTTGTCAAATATTTTTTAAATTATTTTGCCCAATAAATATCTGTATGAATATCCCGTACAACATTGAAATTTATGACAATTTATTGTCCGTTGAAGACCATAACAAAATTTGGGAGTATGTAAAAACCCTTCAATTCTTTGGAACATGGGAACGGGAAGAACAGGTAAATTTTAATTTTACACTCGATAGTCCAAAAAATCCCAATGATTGGATGGTTTATCAATCCTTTGGTAGGAGAACCAAATTATCAAGAGCTCCCCTTGCCACTGACGAACTTAGTTTAAAATCTAATCATCTGCCCATATACTTGTTATGGAAAAAATTAAATAGTCAACTCAATAATCAATTTGAAATAACTGGAACTCCTGAGGGTATGCGGTCTGAAATTGACTTACCTCCGGTCTCTGACCCTGGGTTGAAATTAGGTTGGCGTGTTTATGTAAATGCCAATTATAATTCACATACCGGTCATGGCAACGAAGGGTATGCACATCGAGACACACCGTTAGAATCGAATAATGACAAAACAGTTACTATGGTATATGTAGCAAACACTGAGTGGTATCCGTCATGGGCTGGAGAATTAAAATTTTATCCTGAAGACCCCGAGGGAGTAACTAAAGATCATCAACAATTTAACACTGGCACATATCAACAACAACGAAATTACAAGTTAGGATGGTTAGATCAAGGACAAATAGTAAGTCCAGTACCAGGAAGATTGGTTATTTACGACGGACGGTGCTTACACTCAACTACACCAGCTGCCAGTGATCTCAATACCCCAAGCATCAAAATTGTCTTTAGAGCACAAAAAATTATTTAGAGTATTGCTGATAGATCTCAACATTCTGGCCAGCTAATCGATACAGCTCTTGTAGCTTCTCTGCTTTACTTGGATTGGTATACAAGGTTTGTAGACTAGCTGTCAAGTGTTTAATACGATCATATGGATTTGATTCTCGATCGTAGGTTTCATCTAGTACAGAATCAAATGTTCGAAATCCCATATCACGTAAACGAGCCAGACTCCCCTGACCGCTGACTAAGACAAAAGGCTTACCTGTAGCTAGACAATTGGCAGTTTTTTCGGTAAACCAAAAGTTATCCATACTATCCGTTTCACTTACAACTTCAATTTGATAACGGTTCCAGACATTTCCGTAGCTACGGCAAGCATCATACCAATTGATCATACCCATATGATGTGTACTGACTAAGTCGCGATCAAATTGTTTAGTTGCTATCCAAGCCAGCTCTTGTTGGTATTCGACGCCAAAATGTCGTAGTTGATCATTGATAAATTTTACATCAGGTTGAAATGTAATATATGTATCATTGGCAAATGTTTGATCTAGTTCATACGCTAAACGAAATCGACTTAGGTTATAGCGACCCAACAAGCAACCAACAAAACGTGCATTGGTTAAATCTCGATTGAACTCCCGGGGCAAATACTGTGCAACACTGATAAAGATACCAAGTTTTAATTGTGTTAGATTAAAGTTTTTTATGTCAGCGGAGTGTGATTCAAATGTTACGTTACTGTATGGAATATTAAGTGTATCACACGCATACGTCATAAACGATTCGAACCCGCTAAAGCCTGTGTTCTCTCCATCTAGCAAACGGATTGTAATCTGCTGACCAGAATATTGTTTTGCCAGGATGTCCAGCAGGATATCTTTACGTGTGACGCTGTAGTCTTTGTGTATAAAGAACTGTCCTAGTATAACTATTTCATTTGGGGTAACTGTGACTGCTTGCTCTATCATAATTGAGTTATTAAATAATTGGCCCATAGTCTGTGACCTTGTTCTGTAGGGTGACGGCTGTCTTCTTTGTTACAAAACTCACACGAATCTAATATGTCAATACGAGATAGGGCTCGATCTATTACTTCTATAGAATCTGGATATGTTCGATTGTAGTTTAACTGTTTGATGTGATCACTAATAACAATGTACGTATCAGTCTGTAATTGTTGTTTAGTTAATACTTCTAACCAAGACTGTTCTATAACGCCGTGTTCGGGTATGCTATCTGTAAAATTGTGTGCTATTTTAAATGTTATTTTTGGATAGCGTAGTTGTATTTCTTTAACCATTGCATAGGTTTTAAGTACTATATTTTCCAATGCTGGTTGCAATAGATCTCCCTGTGCCCAGTTTATTTCTTCGTGACGGCCAGATTCTGTTAGGGTAATAATACAAGTAACGTTGGCATACTTGTATCTATGACTCAGCAGTTGTCCTAGCCAATTTAACATACAAAAATTACTGGCACCAGGCAAGGCCAAGTTCATCCAGTCTGCACCTATCTGCTCTGTGAGTAAGTTACCGTATACATGATCGAGTCTATATTCTGTATCGTCTATGCCATTGCGTACTTTAGTCTTACCTAAACTATCACCGTAGGTCCACGAATCTCCTACTGTAATTATTAACTGATCACTATCACGTGATTTGTAATAGTAAGGATTGTTGATCATTGACCAAGCAGGTACGTTAAACATATTGTGTTAGATCCAAATTATTCAAACGATTCCATTGCTCATAAGCATACTGGCGGAAACGACGTTTGTTATTTTGACAGCGGCCAAAGTACTTTTGATATTCGCTATAGGGATTACTTATTTTGTTAATGGCATCAATAGCCACCTGTGCATACTGAGCCTGCTTAGTTGGATCACCTGCCGTTTCATTTACTATACTATAGTCAAATATATCTTCAAAGATATCAAACCCAGAATCTTTTAAGTATTGTCGTAGTGGTGCTTGGCCGTAGACAAAGAAAGGACGCATACCTATAATAGGTTTAAATGTTTTTTCACTGGTAAAGAAATTGTTGGGGTTGGCATTGCTAAATTCTGTTTCTGTTACCAGACATAAAAAACTTTTACTCCAAATTTCTTTAGACCCTATACTAAAAATGTCATTAAGGATTGTTTTACTTACAAAACGTTCATCCACTCCCAGGTTACCGTATTCATCCCGAATGCCCTGCTCATCTGCAAATTCTTCGTCTAAGGTAATGGGATTTCCTGGTAAGCCGAGGCTAATATAACCCTGCTCTCGATATGGTAGTAATTGATTTACTAAACTGACAC